ATATAAAACAATTCTTACGAATTGTAGTATATTCTTGATGGCAGCTTACATCGCCTCCTTGCGTTCGAAAAACAAGGTTAGCAATGTGAGTGCCCCGCGACGTTGTCGCGCGTTCCGAGCTCGGACGTCTTCGTACGTCCGCCGCGCTCTGTCTGATTGGGGGTATATCTTCGGATATCCCGCCCCCACCTTCTCTCCAACCGGCGACTGCGTTGAGCACGCTCGTCAGGTTAAGGAGCTTCTAGGTACTTGCCCGAGTGATCTCCCTCAGGAGGTCATGGCCTGGCAATCCATCAAAAAAGGTCTTCCTGCCTCCTGCGAGTGCATGAATCGACCTTTGTTGGAGAAGCTCGCAGAGGGAGTGCGCCGTCCTAGGCGTAATCTCCCCGCCGGTTACTTGCCTTTCGTAGTCAATCAAGTTCAACGTCTCTTCCCTAAGGGTTGGGATCTTGGCTACGAATCTCAAGTTCTTCTCACTTCCCCCCCCCTCTCCGCGACCTCCGATTCAACTCGCCGGGACGGCGGGTGCTTGGGTACCGAGATTGACCATGACTGCTTCCTTCAGGAAGCCTTGTCTGGCCCTTCTCGTCCCGATCGCCCCCAGCCCGAGGCCGAGTTGATTGTGGTGCAGTCGGCCGGAAAGCCTCGTCCGTTGACGAAGTTCTCCTCCGATGAGCTGCTTTTGCGTCCCCTTCACAAGACCATCTACAATCATCTCTCTCGCGAGAAATGGTTGTCGAGGGGTGATGTGACTGCGGATTCTCTGGGGCGCGCAGGGTTCCACGACGGTGGTGGTGTTCTTACTTCAGGCGACTACAAGTCAGCTACCGATGGTCTCTCCATCGAGGTCGCCGAGGTAATCGTGAGCACCCTCCTTTCCTCCTCCTCTTGTGTTCCCCCCTCCGTTCGGGAGCGCGCGATAGCTATCCTTCGGCCTTTTCTGTATTGGCTCGATGGTCCGGCTGGTTGTGCTGCTGCCAAACGCCATGACGTTGGATGTCCGTCTGTTGGTCAGATGATGGGTTCCTACCTTTCGTTTCCTCTTCTTTGTCTCCAGAACCGTATTGCCTTTTTGTGGGCAATGCGTTCTTCTGGTTTGACTTGGAAGGAGACGGTCGGTATTCCCTGTCTGATCAACGGAGACGATATCCTTTTTCAATCGTCGTTGGAGGTGTCACGAGTCTGGTTTGAGACTGTCGGTGACTTGGGGCTCGAGATCGAGCGAACTAAGACTTCTGTAGACGCTGAGTACGGTTCTTTGAACAGTACTCTCCTACGCTTTGTTGGTGGCTACCTTCGGGTCGTGCCAACATTGCGGTTTGGACGTCTGCGTCCGTCTGAGTTCGTGAACTCGCTTGGCGTTGAGTTTCTCAATTTCTTGTCCGGTGTTACCAGTAACATTCGCTTTAGAGCGGGTGTTGTCTGGTTCCGCTCGAAACTTACTCTGTTGCGGTCAACTAGATTGACTCTTCATGAGTTGGGTTTCCGAGGGGCACTGGCTTTGAGGTTGGGAACTCTGTTTAAGCTGAGACTCTATGATCCGAGTCCCGTGGTTCCGCCTTCTCCGCCAGTAGGGCACGGTGTGACTCTCTCTTCTGAGGAGTTCACTCGTGTCCCTGAGGCCGAGGTTACGGAGGATTTGCGCGTTGAGGCAGCGAGAGAGACATGTGCCTGGAAGTTCTCTATGGACTTCGCTGAGTGTCGCCTTAGGGCGGGACTCAGGTACTGTCTCTCTCTGTCTGCTGTCAGACGCATTGAACCTGTTTGTGGAGTGGTTCGCTCCGTGTCGTTCCCCGGCGCTTTCTGGCCGGGTGCAAGGTTGACGGGGGAAGAAAAACGGCGTCGAAGGCTTGAGAAGTTAGCCTTCGCTGAAAAGAGAGTGGTGGGTGAGCGGTCTGTCGCGATCCCCGATCGTCTCCTGCGTGAGCAGGCTTTGATGATCTGGGAATCGGGACCCCCCCCGGTTTACGGAAGTGTCGGTTGGTCTGAGTGCCAAACCGCGCGGAACGTCGTCGGGCCTGATTTCTCCAAGTCAGGTGCTAAACCCGAGGTGAAATGAGTGTGGAGGCTGTACGACGAAAACTTGATCCACGCGCCTAGTTAGGCCCCGCCCTGGGGGGGTACTATACGAGTTCATTTTTGATGAACCGTGGAGGTACGCACGGCGTGGTCGTTCTCTTACCCTACAAATTAGATCAATCCCGAAAGGATTGGCAACCTTGATCGGTTATAGTGGGGGGGTCTGAAAAACCCATAATAAGGAGACAGGAGTAGACGTCAGTCGTGAGGCGGCTTAAAAACCGCGGCCCAACAAGTTAAGTGTGGGTACACTCATTCTCGGAGAGCAGGAGTAGGCGTGTTGTAGGACACCC